AATTTTTAAATCTTCCTCAGAATAATCACATTCTCTAGCAAAATCAATCATGATTCGAATAGCTGCAATAAGAAGTTGCGAAGGCAACTTCTGATCATATTTCCCATAATCACCACCAATCAAACGATCAGATCCGTAATGATATATATGATTATGCAACTCTTCCCATTCGGGACCATGACTATTGACACCAACTGCACATTCAGACAATTTTGGATTCATTTGCATAACACGTACAATAGGCAAGAAATATTTCCGTACTAACCAAGTCAACGATACTGGATTTCCGTAGAATATCCTGCATTTCGGCTTAGAAAGAACTTCATCTTTCTTGCAAGCTTTTGCAATTGTATATGCTCGTTGTCCATCGCGATAACAATTCTCGCAACGTTCAATCTCATCCATAATTTCCTTTGAGAATATACGATTATTAGGTCGTTCAATTGTTGGTTGCAATTCAGTTACATACGGTCTCTTTTTACCCCGTAAAGGGTAACCGATACTCGTATCCAACTTCAAAGCATCCATGAATTTTCTTCCAGGGATTCCACAAAGATTCTCATGATCATCCAACGGTTTTGCATTATTCCAGAGATCACTCCGAAACAATTTTAGCATATCCGATTTATAATCATGAACACAAATTGTCAACAAATCATGAGGATAAGGCAAAGCAGGTACAGCCATATTAGCTAAACATGTTTGCCATCCATACCACTCAGGTTGCATAACAGGACCACAGTAAATATTAGGAGAATTCATAACTTCCATCACAACATCACTTATTACAGTGACTTTTGTACATGATTTGGAAGAAGAATTACCCCTACATTGACCGTAGTAAGCAATTTGAGATTCTTTGGGCATATAATTTAAAGGACTTTTCTTATGAACTGTTCCACTTAACATGAAATCAACTCCAAGAATTTGTTTTTCAAATTTTTCAGAAGTACCAGTCAAAAGAACACCTTCCTTTTGTTTTAGAAAAGATAAGCGTCTTCTAACTGTGTTTGGTATACGCTACCGTAACAACCTTTCGGTTTTCCGGTAACTCCACCTAAATGGATACCAATAATTGTACTTCCAGTTCCACGTGATAACAAAACACCACCACACATGCCTTTAAATGTGTTAACATTCAAAGATCTGTATGTGCCTCCATCAAAATCACAAACACCATTAGTTGTTACACAAGGATTAGTAACACCAGCAAAAGTACTGATTTCACCTTCCTTGGAACGCCATAGCATTCTAAATTCTGATTGAGGTAAATTCCCAAAAGGGAAAAATGATGTAATATCCTTAAATGAACCTCCAGTTGATGAATAACAAACACACAGATCTGTTTTGGGAATACGAATTGCGGCACTTTTACATAACCGCGTAGCGAATTTCCCTCCACAAGCTTCTGGATTTACTTTACGAAAAGTAACTTCCAATGTTTCAACTTCAAAATAATGATATGGTAACAATACAACATTTGATTTAAGAAATAGGCCATTAGCCATCAATCTACGATCACCTGCCATAACAGTTCCATATACAAGATTCTTCTGAATTACATTATCAAGTTTGTCAACATCTGAACAAAAAGATTCGTGTGAAATAGGAAGTTCTCTCTTAACGACCGAAGTCCAGGGAGATTCTTCCGCATCACGCAAATCAATTTCCTGTTGTGTAGTAGGTTCCAAT